TGGTGCTGGTGCTGGTGCTGGTGTCGGGGTGGATGGTATTACTTTTTGACCTTGTATTATTTTGGCTGCTTCTTTTAGCCAATCCAATCGAAAAGACTTATATTCATCCTCAGTATAGTCTGGCCATATGTTATCATCAAAATGCCGTTTAATATTGGCTCTATTTTTTGCAATTTCGGGCCCTTCTGCATTTTTACGAAAAAGGAAATAGAGTACGTCATCCGGTCTTTCTTGTGTTAATTTATTAACTATTTGTCTGCCGATTCGAATCATTTTAGCCGCTTTTCTAAGCCAATCCAATCTAAAAGACTTATATTCATCTGCAGTGTAATCTGGCCAAATATTAGTATCGAATTCACCTTTAATATTAGCTCTTCTTTCCGAAACTTCTGGTCCTTCTATGTTTTTACGGAAAAGAAAGTAAAGTACATCATCGGATCTATTTTGTACTAAATTAGTAACTATTTGTCTACCATTTTGAATTATCTCAGCAGCTTTTTTAAGCCAATTTAATCGAAAAGGCTTAAATTCATCCGTAGTATATTCAGGCCATATGTTAGTATCAAAACTCTGTTTGATATTGGCTCTATTTTCTGCGACTTCTGGTCCTTCTATGTTTCTACGGAAAAGGAAATAAAGAACATCATCTGGTCTTTCTTGCACTAATCTAGTAACTATTTTAAGGCCATCAGTTCCAAGAGATCCCCCTTCCAGAACCAACTCGGTCTGATCATCAGGCCCGGATGTAATTGAGGCAACTAAAGGATCTGTTGTAATTGGTACTGCTAAAGGACCGGGTGTAGCTTGTGTCACTATAGTTCCTGCTGGTATTGTTCTCCGAAGTGGTTTTCGAGCTTGCCATGGATCAGGTATAAAAGCTTCTCCCAAAGGAATTAAAGTGGTTGTCATATAATGATTGTAAGTTGGTAAGATATTATCTTGTTGGTATTGGTCTAATCGATCCAAAAGATCACGGATTTCTGGTAAGATTTCTTGTTGAGACAAAGGATTAGTTTCTGTTAAAAGATAAGCGAGTCTGTGAATTTCTTTACTGATTGATGGTGATGGGTCATTTTCGAGTAGTAGATTTTCCAATAAATAAATCAATCGTCTTCTAATAATGTAGTTTTTAATTGCACGGTGGTGTTTATACTGTAAAATATAATTATCAGCTAAGATAAAACCTATACCAGCAATTGGTGGAGAGCTTTGTGTATGTGGTAGTTTAATAGTCGGGATGATAGGAATTGATCGTTGAAGATGCCGAGGCAGCTTAGTTTTACGATCTATCCATTTTTGATAAAATTCGTTGTAAAGAAGATTATTTTCTAATCTTGGAGGAATTTCTCTAATATCTATTGTTTTTTTGTCTGTGAACATAGTTAAGTCAACTAGACTACATTCATGTTTGTAACCCTTAAGTTTGTAAGTGATAGAGAAAACCACTTCGGTCCAACTAGGATTGTCGTCCAAAAATTTTAAGGCTCCCGGAATAGTCATAAAGTATTCCGGCCATTGGTAAGTGATTGTTGACCTGAAAAACTGATTTTTCTTATCTTTTTCCAAAATTTCAGAAAAATACTCACTTCTATCTTCAGCAAACTTGTTAAGTTTTTTTTTGATATCGAGCATTATTCTTATTCTTAATGGATTAAATTGAGTACGATACAACCGATTATATTCGTCAAGGTCCTTAATTTTGTTGTTATATGTTAACTTTAGGTCTAAATCCTGAGTTGGGTATAATCGACGAATATTACTGTTAAGAGCCATTCCTCCCACCACTGTTAAATGATAGAGCCTATTACCTTGTTCATCGAGAAATCTTAAGTCCTTATCTGGTCGTGTTAAACGAGAGTTGTTCCAATTGTCTGTAATTACCGAAAAGACTTGTTGGATCAACACATTGAAAATATTTGGATCCATCTGACTATTCTATAATTATTGTTTTATTTTAGATTTACAATACACTTTAAGGTCTTTTTAAGACATTAAAATATAGATGCCTCCCAATTCCCAGTCACATTGGATAACCGGTGCCTTAATAGGCGGTCTAATTATCGGACAAAACCTTAATACAATTAAGTCAGTTGCTTCCAAATTATCAAACTTTTTTTTCAAAAGAATTGATATTCCCTTAAAAAGCAACCAGCTGCTTTTTCCAAAACTCCAAACGTTTCTCAAAAAACGAGCTATTGGTGGTAATTATACAGTAATAGAAAATGGCAATAGTCAAATGTTAACCGGTGCTATGGTGACTATTTGGCCTGGTGCTCTAATATATATATCTACTGGACCGGAAATCAAGGCTAAAATTTTGTTAAATAGGTTTTGGCATAGCGCTGACCGTTTTTTAGAACATTTGGACCAATTAGATAATAGTGATAGATTAGTACGATTTTATACTCTAACCAACCCAAGTATTGGTTGGCAAAAAGCCAAGACGGTTGAATGTGTAAAAATGCCTCTGCTTTATAATGATGAGAATGTGGGACAATTAGATAATAATGTTAAACAATTTTTAGGTGCGAAAACTAAGAATTTGAATTTTGGAAAAACTCACAAATTAACAGTTTTACTTTATGGACCAGCAGGGTGTGGCAAAACTACACTAATCAAATGGCTTGCAATGCGCTATCATCGAGACGTTTATATTGTGGATCCTGCATGTTATTTTAATGATGCAAATATAACTGATACTAATACAAATATACCGATTTTGAAAAACTGTGAAGGCGGTATTTTATTGTTTGAGGATATCGATCGTTATTTCAAGACTCTTTATAGTAAGCAAGGTGAGCCAAATATTTCAAAGTTTTTGAATTTTTTGGACGGATTATGTACACCCGATGATATTATCATCGTCTTAACAGCAAATGTTGAACGTCCTATTCCGGAGGTGATCCGTCGTGATGGAAGAATCGATTTGACTATCAATTTGCCATTTGTAACTCCCGAAATAGTGGGAAAAGCTTGTGAACTATATAAAGTGGATCCAACTTTAGTGAATATTGACGGTGATGTTACTACCTCTAATTTGGTCAAAAAGATCGAAACCAACCTTGAAGATTTACATCAAGGTCAAAAAATTTTGTTGGAAGCCAGTGATAGTGATAAGCTAGAAAGAGTTGACAGTAATGGTTCAATGTCTATTCTTTGAACCAATAGAAAGTTACTTGCATGGCGCGCCTTTACATTCGCCAGGTAAAGTATACATTGGGATATTTCTTTCAGGTGCAATAGGTCCCGGTTCACAGCACGGTTGAGGTCTTCTTTTGGGTTTTGGTTTAGGTGGAGGACATCCACAACCTCGACGTCCTTGATTGGGACTCATAGCTGCACGCAGAAATTCGGTAATAAGCCAAATAAGTAGGATTATAATGATGGTTGCAATGCTAATATAGATAACTGTTTGTAATTCCATTTATAATATTAAAAAATAAAGTAGGTTCCTTTAATATTATATTTCTAGTCAACGACTAGACCGTTGCGATTAATAGTAATGTAGTCCTCTTTTAGATAATATCGCCTTATCATTGTTTGAAAACGTCGTTTCAAATGCTTAAGTCTATTGTTTAACTCAACATGTTTGGCCATATCACTAAAATATTGTATAAGATCTAAATAATTATAGTTTTCGACTGGCTTATAATGATTCAAAAATCGGCTTATATTACCATTTTCACGGGAAGGTAAGTCCATATATTTCGTATGTAAATAAACCATTAAGGTATAGTAATATTGATCGAAATCAGCGTTAGAGAAAATATTATCGATACTAATGTTAATTAAACTGATTTTGCCTGTTTGTTGTGCATGTAAGTAGTTGACTCGATCCAAAATGACAGACCAATAAAATTCTTGAATAAAGTTGCTTCTAACGTAAGGTTTTAGTACTTTAAAAAGATCCTCTCCTTCTTGAATTTGGGCAAAACGATACTGCAAAATTTTTACAATTATAATACAAACATATTGACATTTTTCGGTATTGTAATTTTCTTTTACATCACTCAAAAAGTAAATATAATTCCGTAAAAAACTACAATATTTGTTATTAGTTGAGCTATCAGTTGTTTCGACTGGCTCGCGAAAATAATTATTAATTAAACAATCCAAATATCTTTCACCGAAATTGAAATCGTCGATAATAGCTAAAATATAATAAAGTAGAGCAACTGTATAATCCAAATGGTCTTGACGGTCTCGATAAAGAGAAATTAGAGAATTTGTGTAAAAATCATGACTGATGGCCTGTTCAAAAATAGACTCCAACAACAGTGGGTCATCGATTTCCTGAACATTATCACTAATTATACTCAAAGATGAATCAGTCCGAAAAGAGTGATACATATCCCTTTCTAAGTACTCATAAATAGTCATCTTCTTTTCGCTAACATCATCCGAAAGCCGAGTTGGACCATTTAATAAAGCCTCAGTAACAAGAGCTCCAATCATCTTTTTGCCATGTTCGCCCACTCCTAAATAGGGATGAGGGCTATCTTTGGATAATCGTTTTAAATCGAAATAACTAAACGCAAAATTATCCTTGTCAACTACTAAATCACTATCTGTTATTTGGTTAACAGACGTCAAACCCAAATCATACAAATTTATGGTTTTGATTCCAAAATTTTTGGAAAACTGTTCGGACTTGTCACTATAAATTATTTTGTTTAAACAAAATTCTAACTCACAAAAGTTATCTTTATTGATTTCTATGCCTAGATTTTCTGATATTTTACCCCAATCAATATTTAAAAAACCAAGAATTTCGGGTATCCGTAAAAAGTAATGTGGAAAACAACTATGGCAAATAGAGTTAGGGCTATCTGCAAGTAGTTGGTGAATTGATGCAAATTTATTTGACGGGGGTGTATTTTTAAGACGTAATTTGATTGGGTACTTAGCCATCCATTCAAATTAACATCAACTATAACTTAAAATGTCATAAAAGAATAGAAAATTTGAAAAAAAATAAAAAACTAAGAATATTTTCTAACTTGAAATGGATCAAACTTACGTTAATCTTATCCAAACTTCCATTTCACAGGTTATCGAAAAATGGTCCCAACTTTTCAATTCCGACCCAAATTATCAAGACAAAGAAGGACATCCACTTTATAAACTAGTTATTGTTGGCGGCAAGGCTATTAACTCCATTTTACCAAAAGACAAACAAATTCCAACCTCTGATCTGGACCTTAAGCTCGTATATAATAAAAATATTAATCCCCATGAATTTTTCCGAATATTCAGAAATCAATTCAATAAATTACGGACCAAAATAATGTTAGAGATGAAAAGCATAATTTGCAATTTGACCAAAACCAATCAAACATTTGCTAAATATTTAGAAAAAACATGTCATTCATTTAATGACAACAAAGGGTTTCCAGAGTACTTTTCAGTTGCTATTAATTATAAATATCCCTATCTGATTTACTCTTATGATGATACAATAAGGTGTAATAATCGTTATAATGAAATGGTCCATATGGTAATGTCCTTAATCTATCATCACAAGGAAAGTGAAAAGACGACTTGTTTGGTGGATTTATCCATGTTTGTTAATTTAAACAACCCTGACCGTCTTTTTCATTTGCCCCTAAATAACTATCTTTACCTGGCTGGTAAATGTTGGTCAAGTAATAACCCACTTCCCGCTCTAGATGTGAATCTAGAAAAATGTACCACTTTAGTTAAAGTACCTGTGGCGCAAATAGGATATTTAATGGCCGATTTACTCTGGTTATCATTATTACACCACCGCGAAGAAAAAAGAGAACGAGCCAAAGAAAAAATGGCCATAGTGTTACAAATACTGAAGGATAATTCCAAATTACCATCCGATATGCTTCTAGAAATCGAAAGTTTATTGGGCGAAAATTATCTGTTGCCAGGTTACATGAGACTGAAAAACTTTTATTTCGAAAGATTGACAAAATCGGATCCAAAAATAACTGAGATAGCTTCTTCTGAATCAACGCCACAAATAGAAACATTGACACCTGAATATGAAATGTTAAATCGTCTTACTAAATTAGAATCATTACTTTCACTACTGAATAATTACCAAAAAGATAATCTTATTGTCACCTATCCAGATCATTTGGTATAATCGGTTACTGCACGTTCAATCTCAGTTGGAACACTTTGCTGGCCACTATTTTGTTTAATCTTCTCCAACATTGATTTCGAAAATGGTGCTGTGATATAGTCTTTGAACATATTCTTAAAGCGTACTGGTTTACTAACACGCAAACCTTTTCTGGGATCATTCATTAAATGAAAATTCAGTTGATCTTCTTCTCTACTATTACTTTCATCAAATGTAACATTTTTGGCAACGTTCTGCAATGTTTCTTCACTCAAATAAATCGTTTTTAGGTTTTGGCAAGCTTTCAAAAGATAATCCAGAACATCTAGGGTCATACTTTCACTATTAATCTTTAATTGTTCAAGGGAGAAACTATGGCAACTCTTCCATTCTTCTCTAGACATCAAAACTTCTTTGGGAGAGATTTGACATTGGAAATTAGGATAATCCACTTTAATTAACCGAATCTTCTGGAGTTGCAGTAACGGTAGAAATACTCGCACATTCAAACAAATATTATATTGTAATATAACTGCTTCCAAATTTCTAGATGATTGACAAATAGTTCTGAAAATTACATCATCTATTTGTTGACATTGCCGTAATTCCAAAATCCTTAAATCTGGAAAATTTCTGAGAAATTGGAAATTAGTAATTTGACAATTCTGATCAAAAATTACATGTTTGACTGTTTCAATTTTGGGTAATGTTAACATTTCTTCACCGGTTAACACATAATTACCCGTAAAATCAAGTTTAGCTCCACTCTGTTTAATCCATTCGTTAGCATATTTTGTTTTTTCTTGTATATCATTGCAACTCAGAAAGCCAAAATGTGATATTGAATCATCTGTTGTCACCTTTTTCTGGCCCATTTCTAAACATTTATTCCACCATTGATCAATCCCCACTGTTTTCTGGTAACGTCTTGATAGTAAATCTCTATTTGTCAGGTCTCCAATCAGGGAAAGATATGTTAGCGTTGAGTTAACTCCTTTAATGATTGGGATCTTTGGTTTGTCGGATACTCGAATTATTTCTCCATTTTCGTCTTCTTGGTTTTGATCGTCTGTATCCTCGACTGGCATTTCAATTTCACAAGTATTATCAATCAATACTAGCCTGTCGACTTGCGTTTCTGCCAATTTTCCCCTAATAGCAACTAGGGCAGTGAGTCTTTCAGCTGTTATATGATTGAAATATATATGAAGTAACTCAGGATCGCTAATTTCTTCTGTTTCCTCAATCTTTCCATTAAGCACATGTTGAACTTTTCGAGTGTGATGGCTAATAATTTGTTCGAAATTCAGTTGAAATATCCAATTATTGTTTTGTGGACAATGTTTTGCTAACTCTCGTAGACGCCAGTTGATTAATTGTGTCATTGATAAGATATATGATATAATATAAAGTTTACGTTTAAACTCATTTTTTTCTATTTACCTGAAATATAAAGGATAATTAATAATCAATGTCCATATTAACTGTTTGTTTGGAAGACGATACCACCACTTCATCAATGATTTCTCCTCCTTCGCCCACCAATTCAATTGAAATAATTGAACTAGAATTATGCGAATCTGACAGTAATGAAAGTGATATATCGGTAAATAGTTTTGCCGCGCCAAAGACAAAAAATGAATTAGTAGAAGCTATTGCTTTTCGTTATAGTAAAGAAATTGAATGTTTGATTTGTTCTGAGGTGATATGTGAAGCAGCAATTGTTACTGTATTGAGTTGTGGTCACTTATTTCATCAATTTTGCGTCAACAAATGGTTTAAAGAATACCAGAACTCATGTCCACTATGTCGAAAACCCATTTTCGTTCAGTTCAAATAAAATATATTATTATAGGATATGCCAAATAAACGTAGTTCTCCAAGTTATAGAATTCCACAAGCTAATTGGGATCAATTTATTAGTGAATTTAATGGTTTGGATTGTGACCAAATGTGTGACAAGACATTCCCGACAAAAAAAACAGTAAATTTGTTTCAAAATCCGCATGCCAGTATGGTTTATTGTCGATGGTGCGATAGAGACTAAGAATCTGGACATAAAGAATCGCACCCTAGTCTAATTAACTTATCTTATAGGAACTATTTCTCTTGACATGTTCTAATTTTCTTGTTGCCAAATAGTATCGTGACTTATTTTGAGGTCGGGATAAAAAAGAATAAAATTATCGACAACCGCAGAAGCAAATTTATCTCGAGTCAAAATATAGATTCTTTTAACATTTGGGAAATCTTTAGGTATATTAACAGTATCCATTGCCATATATATATCACAACCATCTGATCTGGTAGACGGTGAGATTCTCTTGATAACATGTTCTGGCACTGTAGATTCAACTAAATGGTGTGTTCTCGAAAGGTAGAAAATAATTTGTCTATGACTGGAGTACGGTATTCGATCAATAGATTTTTGTAGATTTTCACCATCAATCATGATAATTTCTTGAATATTAGTCGGATTAGGTAACGAATATGATCCGTTATAGGTTTGTCTACAATCATTCTTGTACATTTGGGTTTGATTTCCCAATTTCCCGAGAACCTTTTTAGCACATTCTTGTTCAGCCTCTTTTTTACATGTTCCATGACCGTTAATATCAAATTCATGTCCATTAAAGATCAAAACAGTTTCAAATATTGGTTTGTGATCGACACTAGAAATCATTTTAGTGTTGTATATAGGTAGTGGGTAATTATTTTTTTGGGCATATTCATTGAGTTGACCCTTGTAATTCATTGAAATAAATAATGAAAACTTTTCTAAATTTTTATAAAACAAAGATGAAAATCGACGGAAAGAACTACCGAATAAACAAAGTTCTATATAAATCATCAAATTCTTGTCGAATCCGTAATGTTTATCAAATTGAAGATACCAATAGTCACCGAAAATTCATTTTAAAAGAAATAAGATTTAATAATGATCACTTTCTATGCCAAAAAGAAGAAGAAATAAGCGTTATTTATGAAATAAAATTATTGAGTTGGCTAAAACAAACACTAACATCAGAAGAGTCTGAATATTTCGGTCTGTTATGCAACTATGAAATAGTCAAAGAAAAAGGTACTGTTTATTATCTGATGTTTGATTATTTTACAGGAATGGATCTTTTTGAATATGCCAATTTAGAATCAAAGTTAACCGAAGTAGAAAGGCATTCGATTTTTAAAGACATACTTTTTAATATTGCAAAAGGTTTGGAAATTTTACACCAAAAAATGGTTGCTCATCGTGATTTAAAACTTGAAAACATTTATCTGATCGAGAAAACATCACCTGATAACAAAGACGATCAAATTAACTTATGTACACGAACGCGTTACTGGCCCATTATTATTGATTTCAATCTGAGTTGTTGTTTCAATCCAGATTTCTGGAAACAAACGGGGCTTCTTGCATCAAGTTCTTGGGATTTAGAACAGGTTAGTAGAAAAAGGTTAAGATACATAAGTGGTACCAAATATTATATGTCACCAGAAACTGTATTAAAACAGGATAATTGTTTTCAAAATTTATTACTAACAGACATATGGAGTATGGGAGTTTTAATATATTCTTTTATCTTTCAACGTTATCCATTTAGTGTTAGTACTTGTTTTCAAAGTCTTTACTCTTATAACAATGAATCTTCAAGATGGCGGCTACAATTGATGCGTAATTTAACACCTTTTAATAATTTGATCAAAGATATTTTCGTTCCACGTAACAAAAGAATCAGTATCTCCCAAATTATAGATTATTTAACGAAATTGAACATATAATTTAGCTTCGTTCGTTATGATAAATAGAGCGTCACTAATCTAACTGTATTTTGAGTTACCGCGTAATAGCGAGCCCTAAGTGTAAAAAATATGAACAAAAAATAAAATATATAATAAAAACATGTATTTGTTTCTCGAATACGATTTATTATACAGCCAGGGGTCGGAGTCGGATACGGATGTGTAACAAGTTTTCACCATTTAGCCGATTTATTATCAAATGAAATACATAAAATTTTGACGGATCATAAAACTGATAGATTGGAAACGTGTATTCTTGAAAAATTATTCGAATACAACTTATACATTCATTATATATATGTAATTGACCATATACAAGACAAAACAGATGGTTCTCCATATATTGCTGTTTTCAATAATGATAATGACAGTTTGATTCATTTATTACTGAAAATTCTGAATACAGATTACAAAACAATTGGTTCCTTAAATTTGGTTTTCGACAACGATCGTCATTGTTTGATACAAATATTCCGAAAAATTCTAAACACCGAATGCAAACAGTTGAGCAACTACGATGAATTTACAGAAATAATAAAAATATATCCAACCGTAGATTTACTTGTCAAGAAATTTAGACAAACTATCTTGAATTATTTTAGATCACTTGACAACATCAAAAAATATTTTGATATTCCAACACCATCATTGAACAATGACGAATATGTAGAAGTGATTTTTAATAATGATCAAGAGCCGGTTATTTTCAAAATAGCATATACTGCTGAATTGACGCAATACAAACTGAAAAATAGTTACGAAATGCAGCTTATTGATGCTTCTGCTAAGGATTATAATATTTTCAGAATAGACGGCTATGATTATCATAGACTTATCTTTCCAATTGAATCACTAATATTCCTGTATTAAGAGATTGGTCATAGTATTATGAAATTATGTAGTCACTGCTAGTTATATCGTTCTAATCTTGAGGGAGTTGAATCTACAATTTGGATTCTTTGTGTTAAGGTCACGAAAAAGACTAAGAATAAGAATGGCTACAAATATTGAAAAAATGAAAAAAAGTTGAACAAAGTATGATTTTTTGAAAAAAATGGAGATATATGTAGAGTCACTCGAGCAACTAGATCTAAGTTGGGTTACTAGTCTAACATTTGGTTGCGATTTTAATCAACCAGTAGAAAATTTAGACTTGAAAGGTGTTACGAGTTTAAGATTTGGTGAGAAGTTTAATCAACCAGTAGAAAGTTCAAGTTGGAGAGGGTATCCTGAGACAGTTTGTTGTAAACAAAGAATATGTTTGTGGTGTTTTCAGAAATTATTAAAAGTGGATAATAGATGTCCAAATTGTCGCCGAACAGAGATAGAGCTTTTAGATTTCTAGTGTTATGATATGTTGTTCGAAATCAAACCACTCTAAAAGTCCTTGTAAGACAGAAATAATCCTTGGTTTTTCTGTTTTCTCTTTTTCTATTACCGGAACCTTTTTCAACAATTTGTCAATAATGTATTTATTTATAATTTTTTTGGTCTCATCACACTTACAAGCGAAACGGGTTTGGGAAACTTCATTTCCTTTACAAGCGAGGCGGGTTTGGGAAACTTCATTTCCCTTACAAACTACATTCCCATTTAGAGAGTGATCAATTTGTTTTTGGTTCATATGTGCACATATTTTTTTAGATTTCAATAAATCGATTAAAGGTTCGTCTCCCTCATAAAGCCGTGTACCCCAATGATTTGGATGATCTTGCCAAATAAGTTCAGCACATTTGCTATACCATGGTTCCAAGTATTCTTTATCAGAAAGATTGCACTTTGGATAAGCGATAATATAACTCAACATATAACAAGTATCTAGAATTATATTTCTAAAATTTTCTATACGTGAAAATGAACAGTTTCTCAAAGAAAAATCTACAACTTATTCGGTTTTACTTCCGAATATTAAGAATTTAAAATCAAAATGGTAATTGAGAAATGGAAATATTATATAATATTATATAATGTCAGCACCATTCTATTGTTCTCCTCTTGTTCGTAATTGTAAGACAGGTTCTTGTCTTGATCGACAGGGGTTGCTCCACTATATTAGACTCTATAATCGGCACCATGCGAATCAGATCCATTTAAATGGATATCACACTGATGCCGAACTAGTTGAATTAATCAATAATAATTTAGAACCATGTCAAGGAAAAGGGGATTGGTGTTGGGCTGATCAACATTTCGCGGTTGACGATCCAATTATTCAAAGTCGTTATAAACCAAAGATCCCCAGGACTCGATATCAATGGCTGAAAACTACTGATATCGACAAAGTAATTCGTCCTTATGAAGAAATTTATCCAGATTTTAAGTATCTAGCAACAGTGCCTTTGGACTTTGACAAATTAAGAAATTTTCGGCTCAGTTATCTAAACTATTGTACTCTTTATAATAAAGATGGTAAACGTAAAATTGGTGCAGTTTTTAACCTAGATACAAGTGATAAAAGAGGTAGTCATTGGGTTTCAATGTTTGCAGATCTTGATAAACATTATGTTGCTTTTTTTGACAGTGTTGGTGTGAGAAATCCACCAAGAGAAATTACTCTTTTAATGAATTCAATTAAACGACAGATTGAGCGTTGTGCTCATCATCGTTTTAATCGCTATGTTGCTAATAATGTTAATTTAAAGGTAAATCGACGTAATATTCAAAAAGGCAATACTGAATGTGGTGTTTTTTGTATTTATTTTATTTTGAAATGTTTGGAAGGTGCTACTCCTGATGAAATTTTTGACGATCCTTATCTAAGTGATCGGACGGTTAATTATTTCCGTGGTAAGATTTTTAGGCCAAGTATTGATAGTGATAATGAGGTCTTTAGTGATCAAGGCTTAGAACTAAGTAGCCCAATTTCCAAACGCCGATCAAGGACGAAACCCCGAACATATACAGTTAAAAATAAACTTAATAGGTAATAATACTTAGTGAAGTGACCAAATATAAAAATAGACTCTTGACCATAAGATTAAAAAATATAGTACATTTTATACAATATCTTAGATGGATTTGTCTCAACCGGTGGGACCTATTTACTTGGAAAATTTTAAAGCTTCCACTACTACAGAAATAAACGAGATTACTGATCTCGTCATTCACAAATTAGTGCAAATGCAATTGATTGATCAGCCATCTTTTGCCTATTATGTTACCAACTTTTTGATTATGGTAATTGAAAGTATGCCATCCCAAGAGATTGAAAAAATAGTAAAAGCGTTACGAACGATTCTAAGAAATCGTAATCGAGATTGTTCTCTTAATAAGATACCAGATACAAAAACTAAAAATATTAGAAAGTTGAGACCAACTCTTGTAATTGAAAGAGATGAGATATCATCAGCCATAAATTGCATGGATGATTTTTAAGTTAAAAAATTTCCGTAAAGGAAATTGGAGACATTTGCCTTTAAACAAATACATAGCTAACTAATAGTATAAGTATATATCATACTATTAGTTAGCCAACGAGATCACAATAAACACTAATTTTAGGCTTGTTTAAGATGTTCAAATTCATTCATATAGTAACAGCAATTACTATTCTTAACACCGTAATATTTAGCATATTTGACTCTAGTAAGGTCAGTAATTTTTTTGCATTCGTTATCAAGAACCACTAGAGTGGAAGCCGTAATGAAATATTTCCAAAGGCAAACGAAAGCGCGACAAACGGTCCAGCTTGGTTTATCGAAATCGACTCTTTTTTCATTGAAACGTTGTTCATCAAGTTCTAAGTTAATCCTTAAATCCTCAATTAATGCGAGGAGACCCTTGACTTCACCTTTGAATTGAGCAGTCTTCACCTCCTTTTGACTATCCCGGAATAATCGACAATAGTAAGCTAGACCTTCTAGAGTCCTGAAATGTTCGGCTAGACAACAAAGCTCTTCAATATATTGCCTTGGATTCTTAAAAGTATAATTAGTACACCATTTAAAAAAACTGAGACAGTCGATCCAGGGACTCTCACTCATATCCTGAACAATGAAAGTACTACCAACTGTTATTGTGTCACAAGCGTCACTAACAGTTACATTACGTGTATACATTTGACCAATTTCAACGGTCATATCCCAACCAATCGTTGGGCTAACAATACTAGTTACAGTTGGTTCATCGCAATTATTGGTAATGGTAATATCAGTACTCCACTCTTTGTAGAGATCCCAAATTTCGCTTTGAGGTAGACATTCATCAATAATTATATCATCAGGAATAGCAACCTCAAGATCAGGTTGTGTTTCCACTGTAAAAGTACGAACAAGACTCTTATAGAAATTAGAACAAAGTATGTCAGTAAATTCAACTGTAACACTACTAACACCACCGCAACGTTCTGGAGCAGGTGGTGGCACCTCAGGTGAAAATGAGAAAGTGGGATTACACCATCCATTAACAGTCACACCATTATAAATACCATCAACCCAACCATTATAAACGGTTTGTAGAATATCTAATTCTGGACAAGCGCTAATAGTTACATTATCAGAGCCAACTTGACAGTCAATAGTTGGAGGAGCCATTATTGTAAATACACCAATAACTTGGGTGGTATTTTGACATTCATCGCTCCATTGTACAGTGGTATCAATAGTCAGGTCTTCGGTAACACAGTTTACAGTCTCATCTAGTCCATTAATATCAGGACTGGTATAAAGCGTCCTTTCATGTACTCCGCATCCACCAGAAACCGAAACTGTATCAACCCAGTTGTTGAATGATACGCTAATTTCAGTCAGATTAGTTGCACAACTGATAGTTTGGTTCTGTGGATCAAGTGCAGTGACAGTTAAAGCTTCTGGTTGGAGGAAAACAAAGGCAGTACTATATACTGTCGGATCAGTACAACTACTATCAACACAGAAATCAACAGTAAGTGTCTCTCCATTACTTGACCAGATACATAACATTTCTTCGGTTGGATTACCAGGTAACTCATCGAATCCTTTCTTTTCGATAACAGTATCGCATCCTCCACTTATAGTAGTAGCTTCTACGTCTTGATACCATTGTTGATAAGCGACACTAATATCTTGCAAGTCACTACTAATACCTTGACACCGAACTGTCACTAATTCTATCGGATTATTAACAGTTATTTCTGGTGCTTCAACTACCTCAAAGAAACGAGATTTTTCGATTGTTTCAATAACTTCTTCTGGACAGTTATCATCTTTGAAAGTATAATAAAATGTAATGGTCCCTCCACATGGTTTAGGGAAATTACCATCATAGTTACTGAAGTAACTACCATCATCTAGTATTTCATATTGAAAATAAGTAGTTATATCACATGGGTTACCAATTGTAGCATCAAGTGGATCTAAGACCATACTATCGACTGTAATTGGATAGTTTGTGGTAAGACGATAGCAAACACTTGGATCGCATCCACCAGAAACAACTGCAGTGCTCTCTTTGATTTCCTCTAACCAAAGAGCTACATTCTCGTTTAGTGTCTTTTCGTCAAAATTGCAAGGACCAAAAGTTTGGTTGTTAGGAGCATCAAGTTGACAAGTTAACTGTTCAGGGACCTTAATACAAAATTCAAACATTTGTGATGCAGTTGCACCGCATTCATCAGTAAAAGTAACCGTCAAATCACAACAAAAGTCCACTGTCAAACATTCTAAATTATCAAGAGTTATGCCATCTGGTAACCAACCTCCCGGAAATTCTGGAGGTTGGACATCTTTGGAAGTGTCTCCACATGCACCAGACACCGTTATGGAGTCAACATAATCGAGATAGGATTGTGTGACGTCATTACCGGGACAAGAAGAAACGGTTGCAAGTGATGGATTGTCACTAAAAATTAACATTTCGGGAGCAAGAACTTTAAATTGGCCTATACGATCGAAAGTTTGTCCACATTCGTCAACATAATGAGCCGTCACGTCAATTTCTTGATAATTACAAAATTGAGTCGGTACTGGGTCCGGACCAGTTGTCACGCTGACTGTGTAAGCACCACATCCACCTGTAATGTCATTTTCTGGCATAATTTGATCAACATATTGATCTAACCAAGATTGGAATTCAGCAGTAACATCGGGAGGGGGTGCTCCATTACATTGAACAGTACACATTGGAAAATCACGTACAGAGCCTAATTCATTAGGAAGTGAAAATTCAAAAGTTCGACTGAATATGGTCTGTTCGCAACAACCGCTAGTTATTTCCCAAACTGCTGTAACCACCTCGCCTTGACAGATCCAACTACTTATACTGCTAGTATCCGGTGTTGGAATACTTGGTCCAACTGTAACTAGATTGCATCCTCCAGTTACACTAGTCATTTGGACCTGGTCATACCAAGTGGTATAAGTAACTGAAGCATTCTGTAAATCTGAAGCTCCTCCTCCGACACATTGAAATTGATTATCATCAGGATTACTAGTCAATCCAATTGGCATAGAATCCGGAATTAATTCACCAATTGTTATATTTCTGGCATTACCTCCTCCATAATTTATTTTAACTGCTTGAACATTAGTACTAATAAAATCATTCCAATTACCATTGCTTAGTTTCAAACGACTAGCGACATTAAAATTATCGGAGATTGTGACATTACTCGAAACCATGAAAACTCCACGAATATCACTATCATTTGGAATAATATCTAATCCAGTTAAAGTATATTCATTTCCGTCTAGTTCAAAGGATGAATCCTGAAAATCAAGAGTAATGTCGTGATTGTCTAGACAATAATCGATTGTTATTTCTTGTCCAGCAGATAACTCAAAACCAGTGACCCCATTAGTAGTAAAGTCCAGTAAATAACACTGACCATTGTTATCAACACAATTTACATTTACCGTAGAAGCCATAGATATTTATGTTTAGGTATACTCCTTAAAAATAATTTGGAATCTTAATTTTTGGAATTAACAAACGTCAACGTTAATTCATAGTAGCCAAAATGCCATCACAAATGGTTATTATATAGCCAAAAGTCATTTTTCTGCAAAGTAATCCAAGTCTGGTGCAAGTATTATGATCCAAAAAATTGAATCTATTTTTGCATTTATCTAATGCTTCTCATTCCAAAAATTCAAGCTTTATCAAATAATATTGTCACTCATAACTATCGAAAACAATGGGTATTAGTTCAAACTTTCCCCAAAACTTATCTAAATATAAAATGTCTCTGTCAAAGCCAAACCAAAAATTATCGTCTCTATTTCAACACCACTAATGGTAATTTTTTAATATTGGGACTTGATTGTCGTAATAACCATAATGAATCTTTTACCGAAATAGGCTTAGATGAAACTGTTAAAGACACAATTCTTAATTATTTCCTTAAGGAAATAGGTAAAGAAATATTTAATTGCGATAACCTCAACACTTATCTTAAAAGTAGTAAAGCCGGTTCCAAAAAAAACCCGGAAATCATTGTCCAATATGCGGTTAACCAAATGATCGAAGAAGCTTTAAGTAAGTCAGATATTGAACAAGCTTTCAAAGAAACATTAAGTATAATCGAAATGATGGTATGTCTAATTGACATACCGAAATATCAAAAGTTTTTAAAGAGTAAAAAGGATAAGTTAGAACTAAAAATGGTTTTACTTGCCGTCGAACCACTAGAACAAAAATCAAGATTATTAATTGAAACTACTTCAAATCAAGAATTAGACGAAATCTATGAAAAATATCGTCTCCACCTTAGAGTCAATGATTTGCAACGCGCTCAACAATATTTAGAAAGCATACCTAGTATTATTGGCAATAATTTAAAACAGACGTATCCTTTACCCGAAGAGATATGGCAATTACAACAAACCAATGGTTACAAAAAGTTTATCAGTGGTCAGTTTCCTAGTTTTAATTAAGAAACTGGTCAAGAATTAATGCTTTGAAAAGAAAAAATTGTATATAAGTGTAAGGCAAAACTCATATACAATTATTTCCAACGAATTGGAATGATTCTAGAGTGACAAACATATCCGCGCTAGCAAATTACGCACAAACAAGCTTTCACTACTTTGTTTTTGAAATCAAATGGTGTTTAGGAAATTGATAAAGCAAGTTAAATCTCTCAATGAAAGAGATAAATTAGTTCACAGTCAGTCACGTCTATGAATTCTTGATCATTCCCATTTTCAACCACCAACTCTCTCTCCGATTCCAAAAAAAATATAATAGTCTAAAAATTTAGACGGATCGAGATTTTTTTTCTGAGGGGGGGTCAATTACGATAAAACATGTTTTTGAATTTTTAGGAATTTTGACTCCTAGAATCGTATATTTTTTTATTGGAAACAAAATTTTCCATCATTTTGAAACGGAAAAAGACGAAAAAAGCGGAAAAAAGACGCAACAGTACTCCCCGCTATCTAATATATGAGATTAGATCACTTATTAATGTGTAATTATGGCTATTAGAGTAATAACGTTCTCTCCTTGATTTACTTTATCTATTTCCTAAGCGAGTTTAGTTTATACCTATCTAAGCCCTTAATATGTCCTATTAGGGTATATTAATAGTATTAGATCAGTGAATCAAATTCATCTCTCTGATTCAACTCACTTTGTCTATTTCCTAAGCGAGTTTATATCTATCAAAGTCCTTAATATAGATTATTAAAGTTCTATTAGGATATATTAACGACCTTAATTTGAAGAGAGAGTGTTGATTAGTCAAGTTCTATCCTATCGAAGAGAGAAACTGTTGAAGTTTGAGAGAAAGTTGAATAATTCACTTGTGCTCTTCACAATATTTCAGCACAAAGTGCATATAGCGAGTACAGTGAGCTGTGCACATAACAAGCTAGCTTGTTAGTCCTTCAGAACCATGCGAACCGAGAGTGTTGAATCGATTAGAAAGTTAGGTAAACCAAACTCACTGATCTAATAGGTCATTGATAACACATATTAAGGGCTTTTAATAAGTATAAGCTCGTTTAGAATGAGAGTTTGAATCGAAGAGAGATAGAGTTGAAGTTTGAGAGAGAGTTTGAAAGTTCAAATTACTGATCTAGTACTCTCTTTATAGTGTATTAACGACCTTAATATACCCTAATAGGTCATTAATAAACTATATTTAGAGCTTTGCTATGCCATATTATGGTATTAAGTGAGCTTAGGAAATAGACAAAGA